CGGAGGGATAGAGTACGAACACTTGCAGCCTCTCGGCATAGCCTGCGGCGCCTCATTGACAGTTATTTCTTCCTTTCAGGCGCAAATAGTGACGCCTCTAAATTATTAGTCGGCTCGAGTGCCAATTTGCTATAGAGGTCACTCTATTGTTTTTTCTAATGGCGCGCAGACTGCGCCGTAAGAAGTCTTTCCGTCGCAAAGGCCGTGTTTCCAAAAAGCGTTTCTCTCGTTCCAGGAAACACCGTTCCCGCGGGAAATCGTCTAAGGTCAAGTCGTATCGCTACGGACCGAAAAAACCTTTTGGCGATGTTGCCTATGTCACCGCGAAGATTTCGTCGATGGCTTCGGTGCTTACTACACCGGGCAATCAGGCATCTGTCAGCTCGACAAAGGACTTGAACAATCTCGGGATGCTTGTCACTCAGTTCGGAGAGTTCCCGGGAATCGAAGATTACGCGAGACTCTTTTCCGACTGGCGCATGACTGGGCTTCGCATTAAGTTGACGTGGTACGCCAATGGCACCACGCTTGAACCGGCTGAAATGTTTCTTTGGGCTGGGAGAGCTTCCACTGGTGGTCTCTATCAACCACAGGTACTCTTCGAACAGCCTTTCGTGAAGCATGCTCCCGTCGGAAGCATTGCGAACACAAGACCGATGAAGATCTCTGCGACTTATCGCGTGAAGGACCTTGACCCAGATGGAATCCGCAAAGGGGACATCGCATATACGGGCACGACAAATCTCACATCGCCTTACTTCAATGCGCCGACTGAAACTGGAGGCCAGTGGGCATGGGGTGTCGTCTCGATGCGGCCTACTGGATTTGCTTCGAGCGGTGCCCTCGGTTCGTTGTTGATCGAGATATGGCCCAAAATCAAGTTCTGGAATAGGAGAATCCAAGTGAATGTGTAAAAAGATGTTTATTGTGTTACATTACACTTATTACCAGAAGTTCCAGTAACTCTTGGGCTCTTCGTGCTCGACGTAATCGTCTAGGCGTCCCAGGACGGGGGCGACCACGGGCTGAGGTCCTCTCCACCAAGCATCCCAGTCGGAGTGGTCGGGGGTGAGTTCGACCATGGAATCTCGGTCAGAGCTTGTCCATGCGAGAACAGTCGAAACTCTTCTCTTAAGAGCGGCGTAGTGGTTTTCACGGTCGGTGTAGTCATACCAATCTCGGGGATGAAAGTTGGTAGTGATGTACACCTGGGTGAAGCGAGCTGCCACGAAGGCTCCCTTGACGGGGAGGGCCAAGGGATATCTGTCGAGAAGACGGAGGAGGAAGGCCAATTTGCATTGGCTTCTCTTTCCATCGAACTCGTCGAAGAGTACAACGTCGTCTTCCAGATATCCGTCGAACCACTGGAGGTCTGCGGGAAAGGCAACCAGTTCTGGGGCTCGCTCCCAACATGCACGCGTTTTACCGACCCCGGTGGGTCCGATAAGAAGGGTAACGGAGACGTCATCGCGAGGCTTGGACCTTGCGAGGAAGTAGGCGTAACCACTAAGCCCGTGGCGGTACTTGACGTACTCGGCGGGGAGTCCCTCCGCAACCCCACGAATCCCATTGCGTTGCACCTCTTCAACTGCGGCTTGGATATCACTGCGCTTGCCCTGTCCGGAGACTTGGCCCTGAGTCCAGGGGCCATCCACTCGAGTATCGTCCTTCGAGGCGTAAGCTGCTGCCTGCGCTGCTGTACCTCGGCGGGGCTCAATATGCGCACCGAAAGTGGCCAGCTTACACTTTTGAAAAGCGGTCTGCTTCTCGAGCTCAACGTATCCTTGGTAATGGGGCGTCCCGCTTTCCCCTCTTTCGAGTTGGAAGATGACATAGCGGCAGGGTATCTTAGCACACAGAGAAGCAAGGAAGGTGGGACCGTCTTCCGTGGGGTTGTTAAGGGTGAACACGAAGTTTCGGAGCTTGGCTGGCAAGGCCATTAGTCAAAGTCAAGTTGGATCAGAAGTGGATCAGAAGTTGAGGTAATACTAACTCAACTTCTGATTTTTGCCACGGGTACCACGGCAAAACTTTGAGGTGCAAACCGGGAATCGAACCACGGTGACCTACGCTATAGGCGGGCGTCTTACGTTTCCGCTATAGACGCTATGACATGACTTTTCGGGTGAATGCCTTTTACTTAATCACGATATGCAAGTTTCTATAAGAACCGGCGTAGCCTGCGGCGCGGAGGGATAGAGTACGAACACTTGCAGCCTCTCGGCATAGCCTGCGGCGCCTCATTGACAGTTATTTCTTCCTTTCAGGCGCAAATAGTGACGCCTCTAAATTATTAGTCGGCTCGAGTG